CTACTCAACCCTTGGGGTTGCTACCCAGAGATGGACCGCTTTGGTCGCGTAATATCACTGACCCAGGTTCTTAATACTGACACAGAAACTCTTGCATCTCAGTACCCAGAGTTTGCAGAACAGATTTACAAGAAGAATAACTACCAGCCTGGTAACCCATATATCACTATGGTCCGTTACCACGACAACGAGCAAGACCTTATCTACCTACCAGAGCGTCAGAACCTGACTCTTGTACGTACACCAAACCCAGTCGGTAAGTGTCTTGTACACGTAGCGATGCGTCCATCTCTTGATGGACAAGCACGCGGTCAGTTTGATGATGTCTTGGCCGTGCAACTCGCACGCGCTCGCTTTGCAATCCTACAGATTCAAGCAGCAGAGAAATCTATCCAAGCACCTATCGCTATCCCGCAGGATGTGCAGGAACTTGCACTTGGTCCAGATTCTATTATGCGTTCTTCCCAACCGCAGAACATTCGTCGCGTTGGACTAGAACTACCACCAGGAGTCTTTACTGAGTCAGGAGTACTAGAACGTGAACTACGGCTTGGCGCTCGTTACCCTGAATCAAGATCCGGAAACATCAACGCAAGTGTTATTACTGGTCGTGGCGTTCAAGAACTGCAGGCTGGCTTTGATACTCAGATTAAATCCGCACAGGCCCAATTCGCCAGAATGTTTGGCGATCTCGTTGGGCTATGCTTTGAGGTAGACGAGAAGCTATTTAGTAGCGTACAGAAGACAATCAAGGGTTCTGAAGATGGAACACCTTATGTCTTAAAGTACACGCCAGGACGCGACATTCGTGGCGAATACGGTGTAGAAGTACGTTACGGAATTATGTCTGGTATGGACCCATCACGTGCAATCATTGCACTCCTTCAGATGCGTTCAGACAAGTTGGTTTCACGCGACTATGTACGTCGTGAGATTCCAATGGACCTTAACGTTACACAGGAGGAACAGCGTGTTGATATTGAAGAGATGCGCGATGCTCTTCGCGTTTCTGTGGCCCAGTATGCACAGGCAATACCTGCTCTCGCAGCGCAGGGGCAAGACCCTTCACAGATTGTCTCTCGTATCGCAGAGGTTATCAAAGGTCGCCAAAAAGGATTAGCACTCGAATCAATCGTGGAGAAGGTCTTTGCACCAGAACCACAGCCAGAAATGGCACCAGAACTTCCAGTAGCAGGTGCGGCCCCCGCTTCTGCCTCGCAGCAACCTCCACAAGTACAAAGTGGTTCGGCCCCTGCTACTGGTCAAACTCCAGATATAGCCACACTACTAGCCGGTATCACCGGCGCAGCGTAACCGAAGGAGGTGCAAATATGAACAAGGGATCACACGCTCCAGCCCCAGTACAGCCAATCAAGGTTGACACTAAGGCAGGATCAGTTAAGGGCGGCAAAGTTGACTTCGGTTATGCCGGAACAGCTCGCAAAGGCAAGAAGGCTTAATTAGTGGAAAGGCGTGCAGGAGATGCAAAATAATAAAGTGCCACCTCCTGTACGCCGTTCTCACTTCATAGTTGTATTTGCAGAGTTTGCATATAACTTAATGCAAGCAATATCAGGATTTTTTGAAGCGCTATACGAACTGAGCATCTACCACGCTAATCGCTCAGTAGAAGAAAATAAAGTGTGGGAACAAATGACACAAGACTTAGAGACTTTAGAGGAGGACAAATGACAACTGCGCCAATGAACCCATTAGCAGGTCCTTCCGGTCCAGGACAGTATTCAACCCGTACAGATAAACTTGATATGGGTTCAACCTCCTATGGAGAAGGTGTTGAGACGCAGGCGATTAAGTCAGGCGCTCCACTTGCCAAGACTCCAGATACACGCCCTACACCAGCAGCAGAAGTACGTGCTGCAGCAGGCGAAGCAATCACACCATTATTCGCACCATCACAACGTCCAGATGAACCAATTACTGCAGGTATCCCAATGGGTGCAGGTCCAGGACCAGAAGTACTAATGATGGGTAAGCAGACAGTTAAGACATCAGACACACTAGCAAAGATGTTGCCATTCGATACAACTGGTGAAATAGGAATCCTGTACCAGCAAGCGTTAGCGCGGGGTGACTAATGGCTGATAACTTAAATGCAGCAGCCTTTGCTGCCGGTTTAAGTGATGCTGAACGTGCTAGAATTGAAGCACTTAATAAGACTCTTAATGTCCATAGAGAATTAAGTAATCTTCCAGCAAATGTAGCAACACAAGAATTTAACAGCAAAACTCCAGCGCAAAAGAATGCGCTCAAAGGAGTTACTGGAGAAACCCCAGAATCTCGTGGCTGGCTAGGAACTACTTGGCATTACACAGGTGGCAAGTTGCTATCAGGTTTGCAAGAGCTTTCAGACGTCACAACTCGCGCCTATCGTGCTGTCGAATTAGCCAATGCGCTCGAAGATGCACAACCAGGAAACCAGTACAAAGGTTTATCAGGTCTTCAAGCAGCTTGGGATGCAGCCAACGATAAGGGCGATAAAGTCTTTGATGTCAACAGAATTGAAAAAGCACGCAAGAGATATGGCGATGCTCAAGTAAACGTTGCTACTAGAATTGCTGCAGGCGAAAGCCTTGACAAGATTGTTGCAGAAGGAACCGAAGAAGAAAAGCAAGTAGCAAGAATTGCTTACAAAGGTTTCAAGACAGACTCTTTGAATGCTTCAGGTTTTCAAGAAGTACTTGATGCTGTTAACGCAGCTAAGTACTCACCAGGACGTAAGGTAGCTAACGCTGTTCTTCCTGAGCAGTTAGAAGGATCTGGTCTTTTCTATAAGCCAATCTCAGGTACCATTGATGCAGCCTACCGAATCCTTGCAGATCCAACACTCATACTAGGTAAGGTAAAGCGTGCTGTTGACGCAAGCCGATATGCCCTTGATGTTGTTATCGGGCAGAATAAAGTAGACCAAGTATTTGCTAATCCTAATGTAGTAAAATTCTGGGATACATACGGTGCTGAACTTAATAAACTTAACCAAGCCAAGTCTGCAGGAAACACAGTAGAGGCAGTTGCTGCTACTAATAACCTCAAGCGCCTTGCACCAGAGTTTGGCCCAGCCGTAGTTAGTTCTTTCCTTAAGGCTGAGGTTCCAGTAACTAATGCACTTACCGCAAAGGCATTCTTTGAGAATGCTAAGCAAACTGAAGAAATCTTCAAGGGTGCTATTGGACGTAAGCGCGTGTTAATGCCACGCCTAGATGCTGCTCGTCAAACAAGAATTAACATAGCAACAACAGCCAATAAGGTATTTAACCTAGACCGAATCGGTCCTAAGTTTGTTGACAACCTATTCTTTGGTGCAGCTGCCACAGACGACGGTATTGCTGAAACTATTATCAACGGTCAAAAGACTATTGTTGAGTCAGTCAAGGCAGATGCAAAGACTAAGGGCGTTGCTCGTTTCTCAACAGCGATGGTCCAAAAGCGTATTGATAGTTTCAAGCGTCGCTTTGAAAACATCCCATTCTTTGATGGTGACGTACTAGATGTGACAGCAAAAGAAGCGCCTACTAAGATTTACCAGTTAGCACGCCTTACACTTCCACAGCGTGAATCTAAGTTGATTGCTCAGGCATTTGAAAACGCTGCAGTCGGACGTAAGAAGGAAATCTTCTACGGACTTCAGGGAACAATCCTTGATATTAGAGGTGCTGGTGCTACAAAAGAAGCACGTGAAGTTGCAATGAAGGCACAGGGTAAAACCAATGCTATCTATGCAGCACGCAACTCAGATGGGTATAACCCTTCATTACTTCCTGATGGTGAATCAGTCGGTCTAATCCCATCAGATTTTTCTAACTTTGTAACTACCCTTAGCGTCAAAGACATTGATCGTCTGACAGCACGCTCTGGTTTAATCCAGCGTATGTTTGGTTTTGCTCACTCAGACTGGGTAGATAAGATGACCGGATACTGGTCATTCCTTACTTTGGCTGGACCACGTTATGCTCTTCGTAACGCAACAGAAGATTTATTGGTACACCTTGCAATCGGTGAGACACCTTGGGGTCTTGCATCAGGGCGCTCTCTTTCAACACGACTACGCACTGCACGTCAGATGGAAAAGGGTTTAACCGAATTCCAGAAGAAAGCAGCTAATCCACTAGGTGGGGTATTGCGCTTTGTTAACAAGAAAGAAGCAGCAAAGTATAGCAAGGCTATCGAAGAAGCTTCAGGAGATATCAAGCAGGTTCGTCTTATTACAGCCAATGCGCTTAATGAAGGCAAGATGGCTAGATTCTATGAGCGTACAGGAATTGGTAAGTTAACCAAAGAAGACCGTGAGTTGCTCTCTGAGCAGATTTTGTACGGCGATCTTGACAACGCTCTAGCAGATGTTGTTGAAGGTGGACGTAACGCTTTCACAGGCGTTGACCAGTACACAAAGACTATTGCACATACTCGTAAGAACAGAGTTCGTTCAGCAGAACTTACTTATGATATGGGAGCAGGATTCCGCAGAGCCAAGGGTAAAAAAGGCTTTGATGAAATCAAGCCAGATGTTATTAACGAAGCATCTATGATTGCTTGGGTTATGCGTATCGGATACTATGCTAACGATAACCTAGGCGGTATTGCTATCGCTAACTTGGCCACAACACCAGAGGGTGAACGCCAAGCAATTATTAAGATTATGGACTGGATGAAAAACAATCCAGAAATTATGAATCAGGCGCGTATGGAAGAGCGCAACATTAGCCAAGCTGAACACGCAAAGCGCATCTATGATGCAGCAAAGCAGTTATTTGTAAAGCGTGATGGCAAGACTCTTAACGAGGATTTACTAAGCAAGGTTAGAAAGTTTGATGAGGAGACTGGTTCATACAGAATCTCAGGTGAACTAGGTCTTGACGACCTTCCTATGAATAACGCTGATTTGCCAGACTATATTGTTGGCCCACAACTTGTATCAATCTCAGATTCCGGTAACTACACAGCATCACTAATGGAGTGGGGATGGGACTGGTTAGGTAACGCTAACGCACGTCTATCACGGGAGCCTATGGTTCTTGCTGAAATGATTAAACTACGCAAGCAGTTTAGGTCATCTGGTTTTGAAGACGCATTTATCGCATCCTTTAAGCGTGGTATTACTGACGAAAAAGGGCTTGTTAAAGCAGAGAAGGCAGCAAAGACTAAGTTAGCAGAGATAGTAGAAGACAGAGCAAGACTGCAAGTCCTTGCTTATGTAGATAATCCTGCAGTACAAAGCCAGTTTGCTTTTTCTATTCGTAACTTTGCGCGTTTCTATCGTGCTACTGAAGACTTCTATCGTCGTCTATACAGAGGTTTGCGCTATAACCCAGAGTCAATCCGTCGCGCACAGCTAACCTATGAGGGAGTTACCCACTCAGGTTGGGTGCAAAAGGATGATCAAGGCGAAGCATACTTCGTATACCCAGGAACTGAACACGTTTACAAGGTAGTTCAGGGTGTAATGACTGCATTTGGTGTACCAGCAGAGTTTAAGGTACCAATGCCAGTAGAATTTGGCGCAAAGATTAAGATGATTACTCCATCTTTGAACCCAGAATCTATGGTTCCTACATTTGCAGGTCCAGTTTCTGGTATATCTATCAAGGTTGTGGCAAATCTTCTTGACTTTGCATCACCTGGTGCCTCAGATGTTATTACTCAGTATGGTCTTGGTAAATATGCTGTAGACCAGTCATTCGTTTCAGCGTTTTTACCAGCACACGTTAACCGTATCTATCAGGCTATGGGTAAAGATGAGCGTGATGGTCAATACGCATCAGCAATGCGTAAGGCTATGACCTATCTTGAGTCAGCAGGGTATGGTTTACCAGAAAAGTTTGATGCAGACGGCAATCCAATACCACCATCACAAGGTGAATTAGAGAAGTACCGCGAGCGCCTTAACAATGTTACTCAGTCAATCTTAGGATTGCGTGTAATCTATGGATTTACAGCACCTGCTACACCAACAGTACAGTTGAAGTCAGAGATGGCAGACTGGGTGCGTGAAAATGGTAAAGCTAACTTTAAGCAAGTCTGGTATGGATTACTAGATCGCACTGGAGACTACGATACCGCTATCAAGGAATGGGTACGTCTGTTCCCAGACCAAATTCCGTTTACTGTTTCAGAGTCAGAGCGCTCAACAGTTGCCTACTTCCGTTACGCAGAAGAATCAGGAAAGTTTGTAGACAAGAATGAGGCTCTATTCAAGCAGTATCCTCAAGCTGCAGCGTTCTTAATTCCACACAAGTCTGGTTACTCTTGGAACGCCTATAAGACTATGACTGATATGGGCTTGCGTAAGAATAAGCGCGTAGAGGACTTCTTGCGCGAGGTGCAAACTGCAGCAGATATGCAGACCTATTATGCAAAGAAGACAGAATACGAAACTGGCCTTGAGGCAGTAGGAACAGACTTTGAGCGTAGCCAATTACGCGCTGAATGGAGAGACTGGTCTACTAATTTCAAGCAGTTCCGTCCACTTGTTCAAGAAGAACTAGCACAGGGTGGTAAGAAAGCCATTGAGCGCCAACGCGCTCTTGATGACCTTCAGCAAATGCTTAATGACAAGTCTGCTCGCAAGGCAGACCCAAAGACATTTGATGTACTTAAGCAGATGAACGACCTTTATGTATCTTACAAGGAAAACTATGAGGCTCTTAGCCAGTTCTCAGGAACAAGTATCCTTCAAGATTCAGAAAAAGAAGGAACAATTATCAAGATGCGTGAACTATCACAGTTTAATGAGAATACTCTGAGTGCTTACAATGTACTCTATGGAAGATTACTAGGAGACTAAAGTGGCACAAGTTACCTTAACAGAATTTCTTAAGAGCATATATCAGGCAGATGAAGCAACACGCCTTTCTATAGCAAAGGATCTTAAGAATGCTGGCTTCCTTAGAGGAACACCAAGCGGAAAACTTGAGAGATTCCTAGAACTTCAGAATGCAATTATTGATGCTGAAAAAGAACTTGCTCAACTTAAGCCAGTATCTGGTGACATTGACAGACTTACTTATTATGCGACTCGTCGCAAAGAAGGTTCTGCTACTGGTGACAGTACCCCACCAATCACAGATTACCCAGTAGTATCTAGCCCAACAGACGCTAAGCGTTCTATTAACGCGGTCTTTCAGGAATCACTAGGGCGTGATGCAACTTCTGCAGAAGTAAAGCTTCTATACCCAGTTCTCAAAAAGGCTCAGTTGGAGAACCCAACAACCTATAAAGAGACAACTATCAATGGTAAGAAAACCCGTATCCAGTACACAGCACTAGATACAAACCAGTTTATTCTTGACCAGATTAATAAGAATCCTGTAACAAAGCAGGAACTTGCTGGAAGAAAAGAACAGGCACCGGAACTTACTGCTCGAATTGCAGAAAAGAAGATATACGACGACTTAATCAAGAAGGCCAAAGGCAATAAGTCTAAAATTGATGCGGCAAAAACAACTACCGCTTATGGTCGTGGTATCGAAAGCACTGTTGCTGCGCTCGCAGAATATGCTATTAGCACAGGTGCAGAGATTGCAGATGATGAACTTCGCAGTCTAGCAACACAGGTATATGACCAAGCTATCGAGAATGACCCAGTTCAACTGCGTAATCTTGTACGTGGAAACATAGGCGCTACTGGCAAGGGTCAGGCTGGCGATAACTATGCCGTACTTCAACAGGTTGCTGCTGCAAATGGTCTTGATTTAGATAAAACATTTGGCTCTAACATTGATGAATGGCTACAAAAAATTGACAAAGGTGAGTCTATAGATACCTATAAGCGCCTTATTCGCAACACTGCCAAGATTGGTATGCCTCAGAATGTGGCAGCATTGCTTGACAATGGCGTTGATTTAGATGCCGTATATTCTCCATACAAGAATCTAATGGCATCAACGCTAGAGATTAACCCAGAAACAATTAGCCTTAACGACCCAGTATTGCGCTCTGCAGTAACTGGTGATAAAGAAGTTCCGCTTTATGAATTCCAGCGCCAACTCCGCAAGGATTCTCGCTGGCAGTACACCAATCAAGCAAGAGAAGAAGTTTCAGATGTAGCACTAAAAGTCCTACGTGACTTTGGATTCCAGGGGTAAAGATGGCATACGATCCATTAACAGGCAGATACACGCCAGATGCTCCAGGTACCCCATTTGGTCAGGCTGGTTCTAAGTCAGACCCATTCGAAGCACTGCTTGCACGTCTTGCCAAAAGGTCTGCTGACCCAGAACTTGCTAGGGTTGAGCAGTTAGCACAAGTTGCAACTAACCCAGTAAGACTATCTGCTGGAGATTTAAGAGCAGCAACAGCCGCAGATGCCGCAGTTGCAACACAAGCACGTAGAGATATGCAGCAAGCAAACCTTGCACTTGGTGCAAGCGGTGGTGGCGGTGGAGACACTGGAACTGGTGCTGCTGATTTAGCGGCGCGTCAGGAAGCAGCACGACTAGCTGAAGAAAAGCGTCGTGCAGGTCAGTCTGCTTATGATTTACTTTATAGCCAGTTTGCTCAGTATGGAATGGGCGCTTTAGTAGACCCGCTTAAGCAGTATATCCAAGAAGGTTTATCTCCTTCAGAGTTCACACTTCGCCTACGCGATACAGATGCTTACAAGAAGCGCTTTGCTGCAAATGCAGCACGTATCGGTAAAGGTCTTGGCGCTTTAACTGAAGCTGAATATATTGGTCTTGAAGACCAGTACCAGAACATTATGCGTAACTATGGACTTCCTGCAACCTATTACACCAGAGGTGATAT